CCAAAGAACATTGGCTCTGTAATCGTGCGTGAATTTTGTATCTGTGATTGAGCGTTTGTTGCTGTTGCTGATGCTGCAATGTTTCCTTCTCGACTCTCGTTAATGCCCGTGATTTGATTCAGGTTATTCATTATATCCTGCTTCATTTGAAGTAGTGATGGGAATGATTCGCTTAAACCTACGTCCAATACCTTGAACATATTGGCTGGGTCTAAATTACGTCCTGAGAAGTTTCCTGCCGCCGCCGAGTTATAATCCAAAAATGAGTCATTCTCCATTCGGTACATTACCTCTGTTACTTTCATTCCTTCTGGAAGTCCAGCTCTGTCAAACGTTACAGATTTGCCTTTGTATTTAGCAAGTTCTTTTAATATTTGATACATCACTATATCAAACATATTATCAAAGTTCTCTATTTCTTGTTGTAATGATATTCTCACCCCGTCCACCGAACCAAATATGAATCCATGATATGTAGAGTTAAGCACATAAGAAGGGTCATCTATGTTCCTTGGCTGGAATGGTTTTGGCTGCATATTAATATCTATGATTCCACCAATTCGTGTGGCTTCGTATTTAACTTGATGCCAAGTTGTGTCAATTGTATATTCACCTTTGTTAATATTCTTGTTGTGCATATCAACATTGTTCTCATACGCACCGTCAGTTAATTTAATTGTCGCCGAACCTTCGTCTGGGTCTAGCATCATTTGAGCTTTTGTTCTTGGAGAGTTTTTATAATAATCAGCGCTCATTCCATCCCACTCAATATGTAATACATCACATACTAATTCTCCGCCCTGCATGGACATATATCCTCTACTTCGACCATTTACACCAACCCATATTCCGGGATTTTGTCTAGCCGAATCAAGTAAATCTCTTTGCTCTTTAGTTAATCTAAATCTTCGTAAAATTTCCTGAACAGACATTATTTGTCTACATCCTTTGATAGGACTTTTCTGTAAGAAATCATCACCTTCAATATGCTCATAAATAGCGTCGCGCGGATCAATTCTATACACTTCCACATCTCCGCTTTCGTTAATCTCCACCTTTGCATAACACATAGATGTGATTAGAACATCACGGAACATCTCGCCAATTTTCTTCTTTAAGTGCAATGCTTTAATCTGTTCATCAAGAATGATTTGCATTATATCTTCACTCTTATCCTTAAATGACATCTTCGCCCAAATAGGGTCATCTTCATTCTCTGGAATTGGCACACCTTCCATTACATCAACACCAACTTTATTCCTCACTTCCTCTAACTCAGATTTGGCTATCATAGCCCCTTTCATAAAGTTAAATTGCTGCATCTTTTCAGACACGGCCTCAGAGTTAATCGTTTGAACTGTTGCTGATAGAGGTCTCTTTAACCACTCACCATAAAGTAAATTGATCTTAGTTCTGCCAAGTCGGTATGCTATATATTTAGCTTTGTTTTGTGCGCCGTAGGTCTTCTCAAGCCACTGTGTACTTATAGGAGTTTTAATACCGTTGTACGATTGATACAATCGCGTCATCCTAGCAGTAAAATTGTTTTGTGTCTTTAACATTGACTCCCCATAGTCAAGGCATTGTTTATACCATTGTGGAGTTTTTTCAATATTAGGAATATCCTGTCTAGGCCACCTCATTAATTATAATTTAAAACCAAATATATGTAGTTTTTTTTCATTGTTGTTAAAAAGTTATCAAAAGCAAAAACCACCCTTTTGAGGTGGCCTTTGGATGAAAACGATAAAAATTGTACTTGAAAGAACGTATTACAAATATAATACTATTTTCCAAATCCCGGATGGTCTTCCTCGTCATTTCGTAATTTAGGAGTATCATCAAATGCTGTGCTACCATCCATTACCATATAAGGTATTTTAAATCTTTCATCGCCAATATCATCTTTCATGTTTTTGGGTTTAAATTCAGCGCTATCATCTTGGACCAAACTTAAGCCATAGGCATCAGCTAAGTCATTATCACTATCAATTTCCACCTCGTCATAATTTCCAAGTTCATTTATTAAATTTGGACCAGTTGCGTCTGAAGAGTTAAACCAAATGCTTTCAGAGTAATCTTCTATATTACTCTGCATTAAAGAAACCATCATTGGTCTGCTATAATTATTTAAAGACAATCCAAAATCATGGTTCTGCTCACTCTTGTCGCTTTCATATTTCAAAGGTCGAACAGCCAAATATCTATCACACCCGCGTTGCTTAAAGTAGTTTATAATTCCCGGTGTACGAACATCCACAAGAACACTTCCGATTAAGTTATAATATACTGCCATTTGCAGACACATTTCATAAAACTTTTCTTTACGTGGCGGACGAGTTCTAATAACAGCCACGGGAACTTTTTTCAACGCTCCTGAAATATTGTTTTCACGAATTAACACACACATTGCGCCGAGTGATTTAGAGGTTCTTGAAGTGTCTTGATCGTAACTGTCTATTCCCGCGCAGTGTAAATTTCTAAATCCAGTTCTCTTCTTAGGATGTTCTGAGTCAATTATCCACACACAAATTTTATCTTCGTCTGTTGATTTTGCCGCAACACACTTTACTTCTAATGGCAATTTTAAAGAACCGTTGGTATCTTTAACCCATTCAAATTTATAACGAGAGTATTTCTTTGTTTGCGAATCTATTCTTGCTTGTTGAGCATTTAATTTACTACTATTAAAATCATTTACAACTGACTTTCTAAATATCTCCGCTTTATTTAAAGGGTTGTTTTGTAAATCTTCATTATACGCTTTTAAATTTCCTGATGCTAATAATTTTTCTCTGTGTTGCAAAATAGCTTTTTCCGCAAGGGCAACATCCTCCACTCCGATTAATTCATGTGGCCTGTGTGTTTTAAATAATTCAGACTCTGGTGGTAGTCTTCTATTTTCCTCAGTTGCTCCACCGTAAAAATAAAATCTTGTTGCAGGAATTAAAAATTCTATAAAATTGTGCGCCGAAGCCTCTTCAGATAATTTCTTAAAATCCCTACTACCCTTATCAATTTTACCACCCGTACCAAATGCCACAAACGTTCCTTCTTGCACACTACCGTTCATTAAACAATCTTTTGTGGCTGTAAAAAACTCAAACCACTTTTCGTGTTCACCTAATTCTTCTGATATAACATCGTTCAAATAAAGTCCCTTAAACATATTGGGATTAGTGTGCATGGTACGAGCATAAATCGTGTTGAATGTTCCTTTGTCTTCAAACGCATTAAATTCATTCTTTATAGAATATCCTGCTACAATTTCATCGTCGTTATCAACTAATTTCTTTACACTTAACTCTGGTGGCAAATTACTATCTGCGTATCTCCACTTAGCTACAAAGTCATCTACGTATGTTTTTTTACCAGATGCAACTCCGCCCTTATATCCATAACTGAAACGCCAACTCCAGTCAATTAACATTGTGTGAGCCGCTTCAGAAATACCCTTTCTTCGTCCTTTAGGAAATAATAAATTATGATGATTGGCTTTTGCGTATTCAATTAAATATGCAATCTCTAAATGTAAATCCACCATATCGGGAGTAATCGGTCCCCTAATAGTAGCCATCCACTTATAGTTCATATAGTAGTAAAAGCGTCCCGGCACCCATCCGATTCCCGGAACAATTACTCCATTCTTTATTTTATATAATTCGTTCTCCCAAAACTCGGTATGCACAGATGTTCCTATAACTCGTTTGTCGTGTCTACTGTCTGCTTCTCTTGGAATTCCTTTTTTAATAATTGGGCAAAGCTTATCCATAGCGCCTTTGCCTTTAAAATATGGTGACCTCGGTATGTTAACTTCGATCATCTTTTAGCTGTTACAGATAAATAATATTTTCTATTCTTCATTATTTCTTCAATAAAGCTTAGCTCTTGTCCACCCTTAATCTGTCCCTTTGCTACAATTGCATCAGTAGCTCTTTTTTGTAAATCTCTTATGGCTTCCTCGCAAGTATGGATAGCGTCAATTGTTTTTTTAATTGATGTTGGACTGTCATCTATTTCTAGCTGAGCATTTAGCTTTTCTATCTTTGCTCGATATATGGCCTCTTGGTCAATCTCTGGAATGTACTGTAAAGACTTATATGCTTCAATTGCAATTTTAATTGTAGGCTCATCAAATTTTTCAGGCACATTCTCTCCGTAAACATGAGTCATTGCCTTTCGTTTTCTGTCGGCTTCTGGAAACTGTCTGTATGGTCCGTGGTAATCGTAAGTGTAAATTATCAACATCACCTCTTTCTCATTTAATACACCAAGCTCAGGACATAATTTTACACAATCTGGGCGAAGTAAAACGCAGTTCTTATCATCAACATAAAACAACAAACTCATCTAAAATTCCTCCTCTTCCTCTATAATTAATTCTTGAATATATTTAGGGCTGTATTTTTTTAATAATAACTCAACATCGTTTTTTAAATACAATACTGGAATCTTTTTGTGTTGCATATAATCATGTGCTGGAATGTAGTGAATAAATAATTGTCTCACTCTCCGCCCAGTTAGTTGCTCAAAAAAGTAGGCATATATAGATAATTGAAAGCTGTATTTTACATAATTACAATCATGCAAATGCTCAAACGGGGAAAATAATCTTTTATTATAATCATTATAAAATGCTATGCCTTTGTTCAGGTTAGTTTTAAAGTCAGAAATGTCTACATCACAATCTTTCCTATTACTCAGCGCACAAATCTTATCTGCCGTTCCTGCTATACGATGTTCTTTGTTATAAAGACACACTTCATCGTAACATTTATGATAACCCCTGTAATCGTCTATAATGCTCTTAATTGCCTGTTCTAAATCAGCGTTCTCTTTTAGTATCTGCCCAGTTTCGTTATATAATTCTAAAGCGTTGTGGATTCTTGTTCCGTGATCGGATGCCACTCTTCCTTTTTCTTTCCATTGCGCCCTTGTGTCTTCGCTTGCTCTCTTATAGGCAATAGTATCTTCAAACTTCTCCGAAATGTTTTTTAATAACGTGGTCACTGAAGTATATTGAGTGCCTTCTGCGTCCGAGTATGTATGACTTATCGGCTCAAGTTTTACGAGATTTGCAAATAGTGTATGGATTGACATTATGCTTTTCTTAATGGGATTTCTATTTCTTCTGCGTTAAGCTCAAATGTGTCATCAGGTTTTAATTCTAATATTTCTCTGTTTTCTTCATTGTCCTCAATTATATCGTCCTGCATTGTAACAAACCCGCCAAGCTTCTGAATGATGTCTATATGGTAATCCGCACGTTCCTGAGTTGTCATATTGTCATATCGCTCTTGGTCAAAGTTCTTGTCCTTGCCACTTCTAATCCACCTCACCGCAAGTTCGTTGTCGTCAATCTTTTTAGTTCCATTCATATATTCGACGGTTTCTTCTTTGATGGCCTTAATAATATTAACCACCGTGTCATAGTGTTCGTATTCGTGTTTAGGTTCTATTTCTGTAGTCTCAATCGGGGTTTCTCCGCCGACACATTTTTTAGTTCCAAGGATTTTAAATGCTCCGCCCTCTAGCTTTAATGTATGAACATCACAGTCCGCCACTGTATAATCAATGTAGTTCTTGTCCATGTCTCCGCGAACAATTCCTACAATGTCAAGCAAGAAGAATCTAAGGCTTTTAAAATGTGTTTCAAGGGCTAGGTGAATTGGGAATCTACGCTTGCGTGTTGTCTCGCCTACTGCCTTCTTATTCTCTTTTACTTCTGTTTCTAAAAAGGACAGCTCTATTCCTTTATATCCACCGTTCACTAATTTGATTTTCTTAATTTCCATGTTTATTTGTTTTTATATTGTTTTAGTAGTTTTATGTGTTCAATTAGTGTTCGCTTTCCCATTAGTGATTTTCCTACATTATATAAACAGGGAATGTCATCAGTGAATTCTGGGAGGTCATTAAGTTCTTTATCAGTCATTGATAAATACTTATCGGAATTAGTAAGTCTTTTGCGCTTTTGGTTATTCATTGAGTTACAAATATAATGATTTAACCTTTTCCGCCGAGAGTTGTTAATAATTTGTGGCTTTTCACATTTCGGCCACCTGTTTACGGATTTCTGACATTTTCGCATTAAGCTCGTCAGTTATTTGCTGTAAATTCTCTATGTTTTCCGGCGAGAGTAGTGCTTCACATCGTTTTATAAAGCGGTCAGTGGCGCGAGTCATACAATTAAAGTCATGTTTTAGGTCGTGATGAAGCTCTCCCTGAAGGTAGGTAGATTGATCGCTGAGTAATTTTGCCACTGCAATTAAGTAGATTCTCTCGTATGAGAGTTGTGTTTTATCCATAAATTAACTCAAAGTTGTAAGGATTTATTAATTTTCATTTTTATTACAGGTTTGTGCTTTTTTGTCTGGCGATGTCATTATCTCTTCTTTTTTCATCAAATATACCTAATTGTTTGGCGGTGGCTATAATATCCTTTACATTACTATTAAATACGTGCGCTAACTCTAAATGAGTGTGTTCTGAGTATAATATCTTAAATCTACTTCTGTCTGTCGGGGAGAGTAACATAATTTTCTAAAATAGTCGCGCGATGAATCTCTTTTGTTTTACTTGTTGGTTTATTCGTGGATTAAATAATAATATGGTTTCTCCATTCGGGATAAAAAGCGTCTAATTCCTGTTCGCCAAACCCACCACGTTCCTCTAATCTTTCACAAGTTTGTCCGGGAAATAATAGGTGGTAAGCCGTCCATGCTCTCCAATGAGCAACCCAAGTTATTCTAATATATTTCCCATCCTTAGTAGCTTGTGTAATTGCCACTTTTTTAGGGAATTTATTTTCAATCATTGTTTTTAAATCCATTCTCTTTATGTGTTATCCTCCGTGGGGAGGGTTATTTAACCTTAACTTCTTTTATAAATTTCTTTAATTTCGATAGCTTTACCTCTATTTCCTTTACTTGTATCAGGTATGCTTTTTCAATGTATTCATCCTGTTTAGTCCAAGACCTTAATTGGTCTACACTAGCAGAAACACCAATCAACTGATTATCTATACAACCTTTCTTTTCCTTTAATTTCATTGTCCTGTACTCCATTCTCTTTATGTGTTATCCTCCGTGGGGAGGGTTATTTAACTTTGATTCGTAAGCGTTTAGTTTCCCAATCACGAGTTCCGATTATTTTTGCAGTTTTATATACTCTCGTTTGTTTATCAGTCGCAACATACATTCTAAAATGAGGCTTATCTGAATAATACATTCTTAATGCCATCACTGGAAAATCTATTGTTTCTTCCATTACTACAACAAAAAACATATACTGAGTTCTATTACCGCTTCCAAAATGATAGGCTTTTAGTAAGTCGCCAACCAAAATTTGTTTACCCGTTTGGTCGTAATAGGTATTATTCTTTAATATTTCTAATTGTTGTATTGTTTTCTTTTCCATATTTCAATTATTAATTTGTGAGGGCTTTAGCCTTTATGCGAATATTGTTTACTTCAACTGAAAATCTACCATCGTTTTGTGTGCCTTCCGCATCAATCCAATCCATGTAAGAGTCTTCTAAGTCCATCATTAATTCCTCATACTCCTTAACTTTATTCTCAAGGTTCTCCATTGATTTGATTTGGTCGGTGAGGTGGGTGGTTTGTTGGTTTACGAAGCCTCTGAGTGTATTTATAAACGCATCAAATTGAGCTTCCGACATTTTTACGTTACTAAAATATGATGGATGAGCATCATTGTATTTAGTAAATTCTTCTAATATCTCCTCTTTCGTCTTATTCATAGTCTTGTTATTTTGAATTTTTGTTTTAAATCATTAAGTACGTCGTGTGTGCTTGCGAACTGCTCTTGATAAAGGTATTCATTAATAAATTCATACATTATATCCCCCTGCCCTTCACCCTCCTTATCCTCAGTTAATAGAGTGGCGTATTTGATAATTTGAAACTTCTCTCCAGCGGGTTTGTTTTTGTAATACTTTGTTTCGGACTCAATCTTCACCCGCTCACTAGGTATTTCGATTCCTTGGGATAGACCAAAACCAAATGTTTCAGTTCTACGTTTATCGTTACAGAGTCCGTTTTTATCAAACCATACATCAGTTGCAAGTTTCTCAAACCCTTCCTCATCCTCACTCCTTACTGGATAT